ATCACAAGTAAACACTACTTGTTTGCCCTATTTTCAACGCGAAAATAAGGCTGATGGCGCTATCTCTCTAATATTCTTCCGGCGTCCCAGCCAACTGGTCCATTAATGGGGTTGTGGGTGCGAATCAAATTGCTTTATGATACGGCGGTTCGTACTAGATAAATAACTGTGCGAGTATAACTAACTAACTAAGGTGTTCTAACGATAATGTGTTTATAGGTGAGAATGGTGCGTTTTCTTGGGCCACACGCATTCATAAACGTGGGGTCACCATTCTAAGTCTTTTTGGTACCAGACTTACTAGGTTCGGGTGTAAAAAGTGAGCTGACAAAGGGCTGTACTGGGAAAAAGTAGAGAAAATCATCTCCTCCAGCTAAGAAAAATTGAAAAGTGCCTAGATCACTCAAAAAAGGTGATACAAAACATACACGCGGACGCGCATACGTAAAAGCATTTATAAAATCTCTCCCATCTGTGGGAAAATAAGATTCTACTGAATCCCAAGGAACGACAGCTGATGCCATGCATTGGTCGTAGAGAGCAGTGGGTGCTGATCTACTAATTGATAAATCGAAATTTAGCAAAGTAACTCTTTTGGAATTAATTGCCGTTGCGAGGGTAGCCTTAAAACGCCGGCTGCCTCGCCAATATAGGAAAGCTGAAGCTAAGAAAAACAAGGGCTGTTTCTGCATAGCTGGGCTTCCACTGGTATTAGGATATGAAAAGCTAGGGAATGTGGGTGGTGCATTGTAATCTTGAAAAGATTTACAAAGGTCGGATAATGTCGATGCTGTACTTGACATAAGTAATCCTGTTTCCATCATTCCTGTTTGCTGGTCAGTGATTCCCTCAAAAGTTTCTGTAAACTTTTTCTTGAGAGAACACTGTTCTTCGAAAAACATATCCTCTGTTAATAGAGAATTTCGATTGGGTTGTGTTGTGGGTGGATCTATTCCCTGAGCATCACGGGGTCCTGCTAATTGGAAGTCATTACCTGCGCCTCTAAATATGTTGATAAATATTTTGGCTGTGGAGGGTAAAGAACTTCCCATAACATCTGTGAGTGCTTCGATTGTAAGATAAGAATAGTCATGATAGGTGGGCTCATAACTTTCAGTGGTGTATGACCATACTCTTTTGTTAAGATATGGTACTGTGATACTACACCATGTATCTCCTTTTACATCGACGACACGGGAAAAGTGTCCTGTACCATCACCAATTGCTACTGGAACTGCATTGGTGTGTGATACTGTGATCCTAAATCTACAAGAATAAAAAGGTGATCCTACAAACTGGAAAAGAAGTTTAATAGAACCGCGCCAATAATTAAACATTGAGGTCGTAAACGCTAGGTAATCAGGTTCTGTCCTTTGCGTACTTACAAAGTAATTCATGGGATGAATTACAAGTTGGTCCAAAATGCCTTTTGTTTGGGCGGTTAGTTGATAAAGCATACATGGTTTCTTTGCAAAATCAACTGCTAACATTTCCGAAGATTCGAGTCCTAAATCTTTTGATACATTCCAGGAAGGGAATGGACTTAGCGGCTCAGAGTAATCTTGTCCAGTTTGCATTGAATGACCTCGATTTTCTCGATTCATGGTAAAAGTTGTGGCTTGGTCAGAAGTGGGTTTTGACATGTTCATTAGTATGGAACCTAATTTAACAATATCACCAACAATTGGAACAGAAGAAAGCATGGGTGTAACTGCTTCAACTATCCCTTTTGCTGAAATACCGACTTCTTGTTTAGCTTGTGATTCCTTGTTTGTTTTACCACGATTGAAGGAAGCTTGTTCTTCAAAAGAATTGTCATCTGTTTGTTGTTTGGTTTTTGAGGCCAAAAGTCGTCGTTTTGCTGGAATTTTCATATCTGAGGGAACGGGCTGTGGAATAATGCCATATACCTTGATATCTTTAAGTTGTATCCAACAACTAATGTCGACTGTATCCGTTATGTTTGGTTGCGTTTGAACAAGGGTGTTGATCACAACCATCCAAATTGTACTAGGATGACTCTGAAGATAAGATCCTAAAAGATCATAATGAGGACGTGATGAACAAAATGGCATAGTAATTACAGCTTGATCTTGTACTGAAGCAGATAAAAACGTGCCATCCATTTGCGGTGCATAATATTTAGTAAAACATGCATTAGGGACCAATTGTGGTGCCCAACCTATACAGACTACACCTTGGTGGTAAGGCGTAGTATTAAGTTTAAAAGTTACCTCAACAGAGCATTGAAGATAACGATACATACCACTAAAAGTTCCCCCATTACATATATTTCCCAAAATCATTGCATGAGAAGGTGAATTTGCTACTAATAATCTAATTGGATCATTATTCCAGAAGGTGGCACCTGAAATGCCAGTAGGTCCCCAGGGTAAATTGGGTATTCGTACAATTCTGGATAATAATTGTGTAGGTGTTTCATCAGGATAAGGGTTAACTGATGAATAAAGCTTTTGAAAAGTGAGCTTATTGTCAATCTCTATGGTAGTTGTAGTGTCCTCAAAACGTACCTGGTGAGTTTGATCAACAATATCTTCATCATTGGTTGTATTCAAAGCTTGAGTTGTTGTTTGTTCGTTTGTTGTTTGTTGTGCGATTCGGGTTAAACACATTGGACGTTCGCGAATCAAGGAACGTGCAGTGAAAGTGACTAAACTAAAATCTAATCTAATGGATTCTAAGTTCGGAGGTCTGAACCCCTAAGTACAGCCTAAGCTTGTCGTGTACTCCGGGCAAAGCGCTTCTCCTACAATTTCGATGTTTCACCTCATCTCTGAGGGTCTGATATTTAGCGACGAGCGCTATTCTCAAGCATACGGCGTACATCGATATACTCTTCCGTATACAATGGTTGTCCACAACCGCGCAAAAATACATTGAGTATTTTCTTATTACGTTCAAATTGCTGTGAGCCATGTAAAGCCCATTCTCTCATTGCATTATGTACGTTTGTGGAAAACGCTTCGGCAATGGTCCTGCCGTCCTTGGGTTTTTGTACCCACATGCACATATTCTCTAGGGTAGCAGGAGAAATAGGTGCTAATACTACCACTGTGGACAAGGTAATATTTTCAGAAATGTCAGTAACTACATTACCATCCATGTCGAAACATAGAGGAGCAAACCTTCGTTTCAATAATTCACACTCAAGGAGATTTCTACCTTCGGGTATATCATCTCCTTTTGATGGGTCAGTATGAACATGAGCAAAAAGTTTTTTAGCATAGTAAGCTATGACTTTTCCATTAAACCAGACTGAATGCTCTGGTTTCCAAGTGACAATAGAATCATCACCATAAAGGGCATCTTCAGCGTTATCTTTAAATGGAACAGCTTCACCTAATTTTTCAATTGATGAAACTTTAAAAATAACACTAGTTTTAACACAATTAAAAACTGTGTTCATATAAGATGTAGCTAAGGAACCGGAAACCATCATAAGACATAAATACACAAAACACCCAATAAGTATATACACACAAAAGGATGACATAAGTGCTGAGTACATGCATCTAAAAATGAGTTCATCAATTGATCGTCCAGTTCTCCAAGCAAGTTCTATTACAAACGCAGCGGCCATTTCTATCATGTAGAAAAGATCCCAACCAGCCACATCAGTATCACTTGCGTTTTTACAATCTATCCCGAAACGAGCTAAACGTCTGAACATTTGAGCCCATTGTTGAGAAAAAGGATTAATCCCAACTCCAATACTAGTTTTTTGTGAGTGTTCAGTTTGAATCATAAGCATTCCTAAACACATTCGACTAAAAATTAAATGTCCTAACTGTGCTATTTGAAAAGCACGAGTATAACCTAGTTCAACGCGACTTAAGGGTCTAGTCTCATCTTTAAGGCAATGTGTTGACATTTGTGGCACAACTATTCCCAGTTTCGCCATTTTAATTCGATAATTAACGTCTTTTATAACGCTAGGGTGTATAAACTTAGTACTAAAATTGATAAGTTTTGAATCCTCTTCAGTAATTGTAGCTCTAATATGATCATTCATCTTATCAATTTCAACAGCAGTTGGATCTCTTTTGAGCAAATCCTTCCTTTGTTGACCTTTTAACGAAAAAGGCACAGCAGCAGATGTAGTAAAATCAATTGCAGGTAAACCTATTGATTCTTTTCCAAATACTGCTTCTTGAATGGTAAGCATTTCGATGCTTGTTTCATTAAGATCAGGGAAAACTCGATCCCAACAATCATGATCATAAAGTTGTGGAGGAGCAGCTGGCATATAGCGGCCCTTAATCTTACGGTAAGATAATTTATGAGGTTCTATCATACCTTTTGGTGTTAATTTGTTCTTTAACAAAGCAGGTGCCTCCGTTTGAACATAAGGACAAGAATAATGTACAGTTTTGTCCCCTACTTTAACATCAATACCATTCATAAGAGGTGTTGGAACAAATTGAGTGTGCTGAGGAGCACTAGCAGATTTGGACAATTTGTAAATGGGTCTCATACCATCACAAAAGAACTCATCGGTATGAGTATAATCAATTCCATTTTCTTCAAACATACTTTCCAAATATTTATCGTCCATAATTGCTTGCTCAATATAATTAGTTCCCTGTTCTAAAGGATAAAGGTCAGATCTAAAAACAGGGCATATTACTGAATCTACGCCATTAGATGCTCCATGTATGCCGAGCACTTTCTGTTTTTCGTGCGTATTGTAATGAACATACGTTTGACCACATTCTCCTAAAATGCCTACACAATTCATGGCCATATAGACACCTTTCCATTTCCTACTACCTCCGATTCCAGAGTTATCAACATTAACACTAGTTTTTACACTAGTTCCAGGAGTTGGAAATTCCTTATAAGTTTCAGCCTCGCCTTCCTTTTTCATATGATATGAGCATCTAACGGGATACGACGAGTTAACTTCTAAAGGAGCTTCTCTCATATGAGACGTAATGTCTCTAAATGGTTGACAATTATGTAATCTAAAATAAACTACGTCTCTATCAGGATAACCTACACATTTTGAAACAGTGTAAGTTTTAGTAGTATCACCAGTAAGACCTAAAGTTATAGTAGGTGGGTTAGAATAACTACAACCTATACTATCTAAAATATGATGATTAGCACTACAAATTGAACCTTTCCAAAAAGTCACATATGCACAAGCTGTACTTTTTGGTCCAGTAAACTCAGCATAATATTGACAATGTGAATAGATCAAATCCATAAGAGAATCAGCCTGGGAATCGGCTGTTGATTGCGCCTCAAACTCATTTAAGAGTTTTTGTTCATCAGGAGTAAATTGTCGAAGTCTATCTTTAACTTTAGCTTCATCGTATTTGGGTCTTCCATTTTGTAACTGGAATTTAATAGGTCTACGACGAACAAGTGGTTTACGATAAACTCTTTTAGTAATTTTCTCTTGATATTTATCTTTACTCTGTTCAGTAAAGAAAGATGTCTTATTAAGACCAAATATACAGAAAATGGAAACACAAGCAGAAACTATACCCATAACAATTGTACCTATAAGAGCTACTTTAGCAAGAAGATCAAACTTCTGTGCCTTGGTCAAATATGTTATTTGTTCATAATACACAGGATCTGTTAGTGTATATTGAACAAGATATGTTTCCACTTCTTCAATCATATTAGCAGGAACGTTTTCCAAAATATAACGTCTAATATCAAGCCAAGATGCATGAAGAGGTCCTTCAACAATTCCTCCAATTCCTCCAGTAAATACATGTTCATCTCCTATACCCATCATTCTATTACGAACAATGGTATCCAATTCATCATAAGTTCTACAAAGATTAGGGCTACCAAAAAGACGAGCGGAGATAATTTTACGTTGTTCAAGAGGAAATGCCTTAGCAAAATCGTCGGGTACAATTCCGGATAACAAACCATATGACCTAAATCGTATAGCTGCTGGACCTCCGAAATAATCATTTAATTGCTCTTCAAGTTTATCATTATAACGATGTGATTCTATGGAAGTTTTGATAATTTTAAGGTTAAAAAGGACACCTTTTCCATCATCTTTTTGACTCTTCCATATTTTCCATTGAAAATAAGCATTTTCATCTGTCATAAGATTGTTATACCAAAACGTTGCCTGAGCATATGAATCCTTTGAATAATTAGTGCTAATTTGATTCCAAAAGTCATGTCTTACAGTATAATAACATTTATTTGATGATGTGTAACCCAAAATGTTATTCACAAGTTGCTGTGATAATAACGTAACATTTGGGTGACAAGTACACTTTCCTTCTTGCATTTGACACCATCCGAATTTTCCCTTAGCAATATCTAACATACCCTGTTCTTCAAAATCAGTTGCTAACATATCTCCTAATGTTGTTGGGTATATTGGTGCTCTACTATCTACAAAGTTAACAACAGGTATGTCAGTAGTGGTAACATTTGTTGGTACGGTGTTGGTAGTTGTAGTAGTTTCTCCAAAGGGATGATATGAAGTCTCAAAATTACCAAACATCGTTGGAATCACAATATTGGGTTCATCTTTAGCTTTAACTAATGCCTCATTTATCTCTTTCAAAAGCTGTTCATTAGACTTAATTTTGCTATCAAGTTCATTAAGAAGGGGGTCTAAAATAATTTGCTTGGATGAATTGTTTGAATTAGTAACAGGAGTTTGACCTTTCTTTTTCCAAAACTCAGTTGCAGCTGTTTTGAAAGTAGAATGATCAGCTCGTAAACTCTCTTGATACTCTTTTTCTCGTACTGCATAAGAGTCTACTATCATACCAATAACTTCATCAATATCATACTCCTTTTTATTAGCTCTCTCTCCTCCAATAAAATGTAAAGTAAAACTCAAATTCTTTAAATCATCATAGGTAACTGATGACTTACCAGGAATATGTTTTTTAAGTTTCACCTCAAATGAAAAATTTTGACGCCTATAAAAAGCTTCAGGACTAAGTATACCAAGGTCTTGATCCATTCGACCTTCAGCATTACTAGTAGAAAAAATGAGTTTTGACTCAAAAAATGTAGTTCCCTTTGAACTAAGATCTGCCATATCTAAAGGATAAAGAACAGTGTTACATGCGCTAATAAGTTCATTAGCTGAACGTGTCTTACACATTATATCCTTGACTTGGAACAAATCATCGTAAATAGAAATCCATTGTCCATGGTAACCGGACCAAAATGTTTCAGTAGCATTTCTAAAAAAAACTTCATTATTTGAAAAAGTGGTTGGTACTTGAAAACCTCCAGCACTTAAAACTTCATAAAGTAAAGGTCCAAGACCTTTTATCAGAGTAGATTTTCCTTGTTTTGGAGGACCAAAGAAATTTACCCATACTGGTTCTTGTCTACCTGCCCGGGTTGATAGGGCCTTGTAAACTGTTTGAACTTTTACTAAAGCAGAACTCAAATACATTGCTATCTGGTTCTTAGTTTGAAGATCTACTGTTGCACCTAGTCGTGTAAACATAAGTTGCAACATTTTAAAATCTTCAACTATCTCGAGTCCTAAATGATTATTCTGTATAATTTTAGACTCATCAACAGCACTAACTTTTAACATAAACTGATTGTAACGTTCTGTAATAAGTTTAGCCATTGCTGAATCACTAAAAAAAGGAACTCCAGTAAAATGTTCGTATACTACATTAATAGCATTCTTAAAGAAACCACTAATGGAATCTGCAAAGGAATGTAAATTCTTAAGACTTACAGCAAGTCTCGCTGACTTATCTATGACTTTCTGCCACTGAAAACTTCCTTCCGCAAAATTCTTAATTGCCATACCAAGAGCGCCGGCTTTAAACCAACCCTCTACTGTACTGGTTAGGCTTTGTTCTACAAACATATGATCTAAAGACGACATTGTCTTATCAATCTTAAAAGCAGCTTTTAAGATACCAAATCTCATGGCGTAAACCATGGCTCTGTCAAAAATTGACAAAAACACTCCAACAAAGATAGCAAAGAGAACTGAATATTTTATCCAATTAGGGATAGCATTAAATACTTCCCAAAAAGAGGTCTTAATATAGACAAAAAGTTCACTCATTCCTTGATTTGCTTGGTCAAACATACCAGCTGCGAATGAAGCACCAATATTTTTAGCCATTGTTGCTCCTTCCTGAGTATTACCAATATTAAAGATTGCATCCTTAACTTGATTACCTATAGCACTACCAACACTATCCATGATACCCGATGAATGGGGTTTTGGCAAAGATGTCGGTGGTGGTACAGTAGTATGTTGTGATTTAGTGAATGATGAAAAGAATCCTGTTTCTTTCTTTTCACCACGATCCATTTGTTCTTCGAACATATGGGATAATAATTCTATTTGCGAGACACGATCTGGGAGTGGAGAAAACGATCTCCAAGCTTTTACTAAAATCTTTCGCTTTTGACGGCCAAAGCTCTTTGGTACTACATGAGCATTAAGTTTATGAAGTGGTTCACCAAAGATTAATACGTGTTGTTGGTTCAAACGTTTAATTTTGTAAAGGCTTTGCAAAACTCCACTTTGAATATAGTTATCAAGGGACTGATTAACTATTTCTGTAGGAACTGCGGCCATGATTTTTGGCAAATAACCATGGTTGACCATAAGATCACAGAATTTGTGGTACTGTATTTCAAATGAATCGCCCGCATCTCCAGTGGGGTCAGCATTAACAAGAGCTCGCTTGTACTTTTTAAGTCTCTTATCTCTTGTTACGCCAATTTGTGTCGTGTAATGATCCTCACGTGCTGCTGTACGACACTGAGGTTCGAATGAATTATCATCACTAATTTCCAGGACTTCATGTATTTCATCTACAGTAGTATCATCGTCCTGAATAACGGCCATTAAAGGTCGTTGTGGTACTACAAGTGCTTGCGAAATTTCACCTTGATTTGTGTAAATATAATTTATTAATTTCGATTTGGTACTAATAAAAGTACCACATGCACCTGCTAAGATGTAATATCTATGACCAACTGTTGCTAATAAAAATCTAACAGGAGAATTACCTCGCGATAAAACTCCTTTTTCAGTAATAGTAACAGACAATCCAACTTCTGAAAGTTGACGAAGAACAGTTTGCATCTTCTGATTAGCCATAGGTTCCCCTAATTTAACAAAATGAGTACCAACAGGTACTCGCCACCGACTATACATGATACTAGAACCTGGTACAATACTAATTTCAAAAATAGTCTTAAGTAGTTCAGTAGGATCTTCTGGTATCTGATCCTTACAGTAAGCTACATAAACTTTACCGAAAATAAAAGGTAATTGACCTTCTTCTAACAATCGGATATCATTATTTCTATGAGCAGAAGTAATAATTTGGTTATCTGATGGTGGTGGTAAAACAATAGGTGCTGGTGGCGCACCTAAATGTTTAACTTCATTATCTTGACACTGTTTATGATAAGCTGCTATCTCTCTCAATGAGAAAATTGGTGCAGTTTGTTGTGGTGGATTGAAATTAACAGTATTGGGATAATAAATTGGTGTTACTTGGGGGGGGGGAGGGGGGGGGATGACAGGAGTAATTACAGGTGGTGAAGTCTGAATCAATTTTGGTTTCTTTGATTCTTCTTCTAATTGTAACTTTAATTTAGCATTTTCTCCCTCTAAGTTCTTAACTAATGCTAAAACTTTTTCATTACGAACACGATATTGTTCTGCGTGTTCATACTCAACAGATTCCTTCATCTTCTTATAAATATTATCTTTGACAACTAAGGCAGCTTGTACGCGTGCCAAACCTCCAACAGCGGCTGTTAAGGTATTGATCATAGATATGATTTTTGGTGTTAACACGTCTAAACGGCCTCCTTCTTTAATGAGGTCCCATAAAACATGTTCTGATTCTGCTCCTACTACTGCTGAGTTAATAGGGACAGGACAGTGATCATATTGATCAAAATGAATTTTGATAATATGTCGTAGTGCATCGTAAAATTGATAGTTAATATTATTAACATCATTGCAAGCTGATTTGCACTTTTTCTCTTGTTCCATAACAATTTTATCAGCTCGTTCCTTGTCTATTATCATCACCCGTAATGGTTTAGTAGTATCTACTAAAGCGAGTGATGTAAATGTATTTTCTTGCGCAGGGGTTGCATTACTACCGTTCAATTGGTTGCAATTCATGGCTGTTAACCGGGTTGCGGATCCATCTCCGCTGTGGTTTTACGTCCCTGGATAGACGAGGGTCTTTGTGTGCATACTCCTCGTAAAATACTTAAACTAAATACTAAACAAATGATTCGTCCTAACTGACCGGATCTTTTATCTCGTAATGTGCTATAATGGGTGCGCCGACCGCAATCTGTCTATTATATATGATTTCCGTAGACTCCTCTAACGTCAACCTACTCTATTGCCGAATTTCTATCTTTGAAAACCGAATGCTATACATTCTATTGCCGAATTCTAAGAAAAACTGAGTACAGTGATTATTGAAAGAAAAGCTTTGCCCGCGAGCAAAATTTCATATACGTTTCGATATCGTTAAACTAATATAATTTTTCCATGCTTCATAAATGAAGATTGCGTACTAAAAAATATTAGAATATACCAGTCCCGTAGACACTGATACACGTAGCTCATAATGCATGAGCCAAAAATTGATCTCCCATTAATTTCATTAATGCTGATAAAAGGTACCTACGAAAGGACACACGAATGTGTTTCTAAAGTTCGTTCTGATACGATTTGTACTATAAACTAAGTGGACCGCTCTGTAAAGTTTATATACCGTTTTTACTTCTCTAAACTTAAATTAATTAGTAAGAGTGAAAAATGTGGTTGAAAAATGTTCTAAGATGTTTGTCTTCATCGCTGAATATCAATAAAACAGAAAAATAAATTTAAAAATAATATCACGGGGATACATATACTGACCTCGTTAAATAAAATTAATAAACAATAAATCTATTCTAAAGAAAATGAATGCCGACGCTGTCCTGGCGTCCCACATAAAGTGGCCAATTCCTAACCCAAAGATCTTCACACTCCAATCCTAAGGGGGCTTAATAATAACAAGCCAAGGGCATTTTTGTAAAAGAAAATAGAATAAAATCGCAATTTCGAATATACGATAATAAAATTCTAAAACACTAGAAATTTCCTAGATAAGTAGAGAACTACTCAGATCTAGTAAATCTAAAGTATTAAATATAAAGTTACACTCGCATAGGTAACTGCAAAAAATCTC